CATAGCACTCCGGCAGCTCCACTGCAAAACGTGCATAGCGTGTCGTTGCTCCTGCCGCTTTTTAGATCCCCCTGCTGGATACCCGGTGGGCGGTGCCCGTGCCCGAAGGTGCCACCCACCAGCGCTAGGTCGTCCCCTCCGGCTGTGCCTGGCAGATTAGTATGGTAGGCGTCCCAGACTCGGAGCGATGCCAGCGAGACTGGGAAGATGGCGTTCGCATCTTGCTTAAGGATTGTCGCCCGCGTCTGGGCAGGAATGCCCGTTTCCTTAATGATAAGAGAGCCAGTGATTGTTAGGTCGTCTGTTATCCTGATTGCCATTGAGCGTCTTTCGTTTGGTTAGGTTAGTGGGTGGCCCCGTTGTTAATTGCTTCATCAACCCACGCCCCAATTTTTGAGCGGGCGTAGCTATTGTAGGGCAGTAGTCCCGCGTCATCGATTGCAGACTCTGCCATTATCGCCAATCGCTGCCACAATGCAGGTGCCACCCGCTTGGCATTTTCCACGATGTCCGAGATAGTGGTTTCACGATTTTCGCGGACCTCATCCTGTGTCATGGTGTTCAGCAGGTTGATCCGTTTCCGGCAATCTGCACAAGGGATTTCAACCCCTGTGTCCCGTTTAATAATTGCATGCAGTTCGTCGCCGATCCGTGATTTAAGATGCTGCATTGCTGCTGGTTGCACGTTGCCGCTGTTGCAAAAGCCTGCTTGTGCATCGACCGGATTATCTGGAGCCGTTGCCCCTAGCTGACCAGCTTCCCACGCTCGCCAGTATTTCAGACCGCAGTCAGATGAGTCAGCCACGCCGCTGCAAAGCTGATGCTCTCTGGTGGCCTTTTTGATTTTATGCCGGTTGCAGTAGCCGGCAATTGGACATTCGCAATGTGCGTTCATTCGGTGACCCTAACTGTGATCGGTGTCGATGTAATAAATGGTGAGTCAGCCGGACCGCAGCATGCAAGGCCGGCTGAGTAAGTGCCTTCCCAATCGAACTGAATTGGATCACAGACTGTTGTATCGGCGAACGCAATGTACTGACACGATCCAAGACCACGCACGTCAATTTTCCAGCCATCCCCACCGCACGACAGAATGACCGTCACAGTCTCGCCGCAAATGACTGCGGTGCCTTGCCAGATACTGCCTGCCGGTTCCTGAAATAGCGTTATGTTTTCAGCTGAGCACAACGTGCAATCGAACTCAACACTGGCCGTCAGTACTCGCGGTATTGGCCGGTCGCAGCATGTGGTCAACGTGCCACCACACTGGCCGTCGCACCATGCACAGCCCCAGTCCACAAGGTAGTCAGTTGTGCCGTCCGTGAATTCCCAGAAAAACGAAGGATTAGGACAAGCATCTGGATACACCAACGGTCGCCGCATTGGCTGCGATGTAGATGTGATGCCAACTCCGCCGGGTGGCACCAGTTCTAACACGCAACATCTAACCAGTTGAATCCGCAGCATATCGCCGCTGATCGTGGTGGCCCCTGTTGTGTCGATCCTGATCTTAACCTTACCAAGGTTTAACGGATCGGTGTCGGTATAGACTGCCGCGAGATCTGATTCAAACGCCTTGAGTGCATCGCCCCAATCATCGCGGCCCGTTATTTCACCGAGCGAAACCCACGCTGACGTATCCCAGTTCCACGCGAAGAACTCCGCACTGGAATCAGCACCCGTTAAGGTGCCAACCCACTTCACTCCGTTTGCGATTTGCTCGCCTGCTGCGAAAATGTATTCAACACTCGACTCGCTATCAGAGACTAAATGCGAATTGCCATCAGTAAGCCATAGTAGCCTCGTGATGTCGCAAATCAAAGACGACTCCGTGCCTGCATGTATTACCCGACTTGACGGCGATAGCTCAATCACGCCGGGAATTTTAACCACCCAGCCATCGGACCGCGTCCACGTTGTATCGGTGCCGTAGATTATCGTTGGCCCGCCGTCACATCCTACTGCCGTGCGGTCTACGTGCAGTCCTGTGATTAGCTCACTGGATCCGCGATAAGTGAAGTCTGCAGATGTTCGGGAATACACTCCAAAGCAGACGTCGCGGCAAATACAACCGCAGCCCGCACATTTAGTAACCTCGGAAACAACCAGCGTGTCTGACGGTGCCAGCGAAAGCGTGAATGATGCCCCGTGTGTAGTGGCTGGCACCGTCCACGAGAATATAAATTCACAGCATTGCTTAGAGTGCTGACCATCGCATTCCGTCAACGCCGGGTCGGTGTGATCAATCAGTGTCGTACCCGATACGCCCAACGCAACAATCTCATATTTCAGGGAGCACAGGTAGTCAATGTCATTGGTAACGAAACGAATCACCAACGTTCCCTGGACGCCATAAATATCAAAATCACCTGTATAGATTATCGGCTCGCCGGCTGTATCTAACGTGCCATCGCACGTTGAAAACATCGACCTGACAAGCATTGTGTCACCGCCCAACGTTTTCGCTGTGGCACAGATGGCCTTTGGAATGCAAGTGCAACACCTTGCCGTGACTGGCTGGTATGCAGTGGTGGCCAACGCCGGATCGTACGGCTTACTACGGCAGCCGCCGCAACAGCAGCCGCCTGATTCTGCACCTTTGGAAACCATGTTATGAGCAACTCGTTTGAGGACAACACAAGTTCGTGATCAGCCATATTTTACTGGGCTCGTCGCCTGCGGCGAACCATGTAGGGAAGGCTGCATTACCCCAGATGTAAAGTTCTGCGCGACCCCAACGCCCCGTCAGGTTGACGTTCGGTTCGTTCAACAGACATCCCATTCTGTCGTAGATGTAGACCACTGTGTCGTCTAGCGTCGAACCATAGGCTGGCCCCGTAAATGTTCGCGTTTCAATTTGCACCAATGCACGACGAATCGATGGGTCGGAGGAAACGACCTGAAACAGGAAAGCATTGCTGCCACCACCGCCACCGCCGCCAGGCAGTGGCTTAAATGTCCTGCGCTCTTGCGTCATCTTCTCCGGCCTCCACCATCGGCTTTTGACCTGTCTGGTTTCCTGACACCTCGATCAACTGTCAGTATTGTTTCCGGGCCGGGATTGTATCGCCATTCAATTTTTGTGATCTGCGGATATCGTGGCAGGGTGGCATCTACAGATGCCTGGTCAAGTGATATTTCACGGCCATTGATTTTGGTTATTAAGTCGCCGATCTTATATTCAATATGCAATCCCGGCAGCGAAAACTCGCAATCAAGCTCCGCCACTTCGTGATCATCACGGATCTTTTCGGCGTACGTTGTGATCGCGATCGAATCGTCAGCCGTCTCTGCCCCTGCCTCGTCAAGAGCTAGCGTAGACGCATAGTCGCCATCTTTCTGCACCCAGTTTTTTCGAAACTTCTGCGGCATGTCTAACACCAACTCAACTACGCGACCATTTACCGGTCCAATAAGTTTTCGAGCCGCATCTCCAACGAGCTTAGCATCACCCGCGACCACGCATGTAATCCGCACGCCAGCTTTATCACCCGCACCGATCAACGCTTCTGGTGGAGTGTTGCCGGTAAACAGGATCCCAATTTGATCAGGCAACACGAATGGTTGGCCGAAGTCATCTGGCAAAATTACCCACTTCACTTCGAGTGCTTCAATGTCTGTTGTGTACTCAACAAAAATTTGACGGCGTTGTTTTTTTCCGTCGACCGACCCCTGATAAGTGAATGGATCTTCCGCCTCGCGACGGTGCGGCAGCCACCGCGAAAACACGCTACTTAAATCTAGCGCGGCTTCGATTTCGATTCGCGTTCCGGTGTAGTCTCCAGACTCATTCGCAACCCATAGCCGCCACGTTGTCGGGAATAATATGTATTCACTTTCTGGATCGCTTTTGTCAAGTTGCGATGCAGTTTTCTTATCGTCTTCAGTCGGCCAGCCTCGCACTAATTCAATGGTCACCTCTGCCCGCTCAATGGCTCCAATCACTTTTGTTTGATTAACGCTGTCGCCAATGCGTCTCATTACGCTGTATTTATTACAGTTGCTCGTTGCCAAATCTAACACTGACCCCGGGGCCTGAAAGTTCAACTCGCGCTCTTCACCGACGCCCTTTTGGAACACAACGATTTGTGGTTTTGTTTTTGAATAGATGCTCTCTTCACTACCCTCTATCTCAATCCAGTTGTCGCCATCCCACTGGAACATTGTGCCAGTTGTTGTGTTGAAAAATTCGCCGGAAAAAACTTCATCCGAGACATCGACAGCCGCCAAGGCAGCTTCAACGCTGTCATATGCCCCAACGTAGAAACCGTCTGCAAGGTATGCACTGACGCCGGTGGCGTAGTCCACGTACCAGTTGTAGCCAAGTGGATGCAATAACATATCTAAGTAATAGGGCAGCGACTCACCCAAGGGTAATTCAATTGCCTCAATGATTGGTGAATCAGATAGTGTGTTTCCCAATAAAATTCCAGCCGGGTTTTCAATAAATTCCTCATCAAGGTTTAAGTGTTGGCACATGGATTCAATAGCTTCGCTTAAAATCCACACCTTAGCTTTATAACCCCCAGCCTCCTCAATTGCCGCGTCAGTCAAAGTTGCCTCGGGATGTATGAAATACTTACGCCCGATAAACTCTGGATTCTTGTCGTGAAAAAACCTGACGCCCGATCTATTGCCAAGTATCCGGCCGTCAACTCGCGGATTAAACACGGGAGCATATTGTGTCTGGACCTCTTCACTGAGTGCGTCATCCCACCATATCTGACCGGTAAATTTCTTTCCGAAATGATATCCCCGCAACTGCGATTGTGCCGTGAGAACTTGGCTGTCGTCCACGCTCTCGAATTCCGTCACGTAATCACCAAGTGCCACCCGTGTCCTAGTTCCATCAGGTAGCAGAACGTCAATCATCTTCTGGAAACCAGACGGCTGTGATCGGTTTATTAAGTCCGACGTGACCCACCATTCCAGCGACGCGTGGTCTAACACCTGACCGCCTGCTGATTGCACGACTGATGCAGCTCGCAACTCGGTGGTGATTTCCCCGACAGTGCTCGGCGGTTCAGCTCCGTCACTAATCCGCGTGATCCACGCGGGGTAGCTGAATAACTTTTCAGCACCTGTGTTAACAACGTCAGTTGTCATTTATTTCGTTTTCAGGAACGATGGCGATTTCAGGATTTGTGACCGTGATCGAATCAAGAAAATCACGGTAGCTGTATTCTGCTTCCCGACCCCGAAAGAATCTCTTGTATGTGAGTAGCGGGTCAGGCAGATGCACTGTTGATAGTGCTTCTGTTTTCAGTGCCTCAATGTTACCCGGTTCTGTTTTCTTAGCCATTGGGTGGCCCCTTATGAACGGATTTGTCGGAAGGTAAGTGTGCCCATTTGTATGTAACCATGTGTCCCAGAACCGTCAAGAAATGGTTGTGCGTCTGGATCGAATCCCAGCAACGCCGATAGCGGCCAACTGATGGAATCAACAACCAGTGTTCCGTTATCGAATATGTGTGATTGTACCGTGGCGACGTGGCCCCGCAATAATGACTCACTAGCGAATCCGCCGAACGTAACTTTCAGCGATATGATCCGCGTTGTCTGTCCGCCAAACATCACAGCAGCGCCAGTGACCCCGTGCCATGTCTGCACAGATTCTTGTATGTCATACGCTGGAGCGACGATTGATAAGTGCATCAGGTTTCCGGCGGCCCAACCGTAATCATATCCGGCTAAACTAATTGCCATTATGGCCTCCCTGCTGCGGCTGGCGGTGCTTCCACTGGCCCAGCATTGGCGATGACGACCTTCATTGGCTGGCCCCCTGCATTCGGTTTTCCGTTGGCAGCAATCTGTGCCAGCAGTTGGATCTGCTGCTGTGCCGCTGCCTGTGCTGCCGCGTTATTCAGATTCAATAATGTCAACGTGTCGCGTAATGATTGCAGTTCGCGGTTAACCTCTCGCGGGGTTAACTGCCCCTGTTCTGATTGATCAATTAGCTTTTGCGTGTGATCAAGAAGTGTTGCTACTGCCCGGAATGTCTGCTTGTCTTTTTCAGCAGGACTAAATTCAACAAGGTTTTTTAATGAATCCGCCCGAGTACCTGCTACTCCAGACCCGAGGATGTCCGAAAATATCGTCGCTGTCAACTTGTCTCCAGCATCCATGATTAGATCAGGACCAGTAGTATCTGTACGATCCAGCACTTGCGAAAATGCCTCGCGTGCAAAGCTCCGCAACGCTGCTGTTGAGTCCTGTAGGTTCTGATCTAAGATCCCAGCCAGTTGACCCTCAAGTGCCCCGATCGGTCGCCGTCCTGTGACGTCTGCAACCTGCTGATCTGCCTTTGCTCCAGCAGTTGCTAAGTCGATCGAATCAGCAGCCTGTTGCAGCTTGGCGTCGAACGTAGCCGAGCCACCGACAATCTGCTGCGTGAATGCTCTATTCTGTGAGTTTGGCAGGAACGACTCGAAGACCTTTTCAACTTCTGTCGACCCGCGAGACATATCCAACAATTGGTCGAGCGTCAGGTTTTTAAGCGCTGGCCCTGTCAGTAATGCCTGCATGTCGGCAGGGATGTTTACATCTCTTTGATGCCACCGACGGAAATAGATTTCGGCACGCCACCGCTTTGCAGTGCTCGGAATGCTTGTGATAAATCATTCGCAATGCTAACTGCTGACTCACCGGTTTTGTCGCCTGACAGTAGTGTTGATGCCGCGAAAATCTCCTGAGCTTTTTCCGCGTCTGACCCTGCTGATATCAAGGCAGCCGTGGCTCGAACGGCCGCCTTGCCGAGCAGTGCGATATCTTCTGGCCTTGCTGTTCCAGCGGTCTGGAACAAGACGCCGAACGCTTCTTTGACCGACACGTTCAGCGTGTTCGCGAGGTCAATAGCTGCACCAGCAATTGCCGTTGAACTGCCGACTTCGCCGCCCTGTGATTGCAACGCAAGCTGAGCGATCTCGACGATCTTTGTGGCATCAGCAACTCCAGCACTAGCAACTGAAGACGCGACCGAAAGCATCTCGTCAGAGTTATCGCCTGTGATTGCCGACAACGCTTCCACTCGCTCAACAATTTTGTCAGTCAGTTCGCCGCCTGCATTCTGCACGAGTGCTGCAATTGACTGCTCGCGAGTTCTAACAGCGTCGCGTGATTCCGTATCACGCCGCCTTAAATCTGCCAGCTCAGAATTCATGAGCTTAGCGATCGCCATCACTGCACCAGTCAGCGACGCAAACCCAACCACCGATGTGGCAAAGTCTTTAACCGATGCACCCATGCGAGCTGATAGACTATTGCCACCACCGTCAACTTGCAACTTGGCTCCCTTGAGCGATTTCGTTAACTCATCGACTTTGCGTTTCTGCTCGGCGAATGCAGCCGTGCCAACTTCCATTCGCTTGAGTTGTTTGACGTTATCTTTTAGTTCATCTTCAAGACGCTGGAATGATCCGACAGCCGCCTTTGCCGCCTTGACTGATACCTTGCCAGCTTGCTCGTAGGACTTCGACAGTTCCTCAACTTTACGTTCAAGAGCCTCTTGGCTTTTGATCGCTGCCGACGCATCAGTGACGAGTTTTACTTCCACTTTCTGAGTCATCGCTATGCGTCCAATTTGAGGCCTAACAACGCGGCGATTATCTCACGGATTGCCTGATCGGAAAACAGTCGCATGGTGCCAACCATCTCGTTCGTAATCCTGTAGTTGAGTTGCAACACACTGCACAGAAAATAGTAATCCTCAACATCGTCAAAAATGAATGTTGAGGACTCTGAATCCCTCACAACGCGGCTGGCTTTAATGCGGTCAATGTGTGTGACGATGCTGTTGTATTTCGCATCAACCGACCACACCAACGACCCGTCAGCCTGTGGCATTGGGTAGCGCTCTAAATGCTCCGGCTGCGTGATAAGCCATTGTTCGTCATTGCCGAGTTTAACAAACTGGCCGCGTCTATGATCAGGCCGAAGCAGCTCACGTTCTGTCGGTGGCTTCTCATTTGAAATGCCCACGTAGTACCGCCCTGCATCACCTCCATGGCCACTCGCTGCCGTCCATGTTTGCTGATCGGGGAAATATCGGTACTCACGATCTTGCGGAGTTAGCCACGCACACATCCTGCCGGACTTATTTTCCGGGCCGGTGCATTGGATTTTGTCCATGCCAGTAGCGATTTCGCCCAACACTTCTTCAGGCGGGATTGCTCTGCCATCGACATCAGGAACGAAAAATAGCGGTCGCATTTCATCGCCTCGATTAAGATATTGCAATGCCTGTGGAAGCGATTAAACATGACTGGGTGCCAGCCGCTGGCAAGACTAACTCGATCTTAATCACGCCGCTGGCGTCGTCTCGGCTAGCCTGCATTGTCGTAAGATGCTTCACGCCTCCGGCTGTGCTAGCGATCTTAACATGCTCAGTGGCAGTATATAGTTCTGTGATTGCACCCGACTTACGTTTCGCAAAATAGATGTCCACTCCAGTTGATGCCGTAGCACCATTCAGTAGTGCATTTGCTTTTGCAAAATCCTGAGTTGTGATCTCGATTGTCGGGTTCGCCGTCTTGACGAAAACATCAGTTACGAAAATACCAGCACCCTGTTTTTGCTCCTGCAATTCAATGCCGGTATTGATTGTAATTCCTGTCACCTGATCAATCAGCACGCCATCGATGTAGGCTTCCGCCAAGATGAATTCCGGCAGCAGAGCGGCAGCCGTTAGGCTAGCTCCAGTTACCACGACAACAGGCGATGTGATGCCGTCAGACGACAAGTGTCTGCACTCAAGGTCAGCCGTTACTGACTGGCCGATCTGCGCTGAAATTGACGTGATGTAGGTGAATAGATTTGCGACGCTTACAGCCTGATTACTGGCAACTCCTGAGTTGCATCCGACATGCTCACGAAACGCAAAGATACTGTTCGCTGTGTTGACGCACAGCCCAGCCGAAAGGAATGTGGCTGTGTTTAATCCGAGCAGGATTTCCAAAGCTGTGGTGGTCAGCGTAGTGCTGTGCGGTGACTCGCCGATGTACTGAGCCTTAGCGCTCACCGTGCCGCTGGCATAGCCTGCCACGATAGTGTGATTAGTTGAATGGTTGAGGGACGTGATGTTCCCGACGACAACTGGCGTGCTGGCATGAGTACCAAGAACAACATCATGGATTGTGTACATCAGAACCGCCTCGCTTTTTTCTTATGAAACTTAGATTGTGTTGATAGCGTGAGCAGTGTTTGTTCCTGCAACTTACCGACTGCTTTTTCTTCTGCTAGCGTGACCTGCTCAAGTTCAGTGCGAACTTTATCACGCCACTCTGATGTTCTAAATCCGTTTGCCCCGGTCGTTGTAATCATGCGGCCCTGCTTGCTGGTCGCAGTCACTCTGGCTCTGGTTAACACGCTGCGCCTCATGGCCCCTGTTAGCACTAGCGGGTTGATGTGCCCGACTTGCTTCTGTTTGTTTTTGTTGTATTTCGAATCACGCCGAGCAAACTTCTGACGCCTGATTCTGCCTTCGAATCTCCACTTCAGATTGTCCCGGAACTGCAACGCCGATAGCCGATTGGCCTTACTCTGTATCTGGTTGATTCCGGTAGCGCTAAGAATACTAGATTCAATTCTCGCCCCCATGATTCCTGTCATGCTCGGACCCCCACTGCAAATTCGCAACGCCAGAAATCAGCGGTCTGTGTGGTGTCATCCGTTGAGTCCATTATCTGCGGCGGATTCGTGATGCTGACCGTTGAAATATTTAGCTTGTCGAGTTGCCCGATTGTGTCCTCGCGAATGCCGTCGAGTACAGCTTCGCACGCTGCTAAAAAACTAACGTACTGTGCTGATTCCGTGTCATTAGATTCCGATGAAGGCGTTGGCCGTTCCAGCCGCAGCAGGATGATTAGATCCGTTTGAAATGTTGATGTTGTAAAGGCTGTTGATTCTAATTCAATCAACGCGAGAACTGCTTTTGCAGAGTGGTCCGTGGCATAGCCCAGAATCACTTTCAGTCCTGCTGCCGTGGCGTCAACCGTTGTTCGCCCGATGAACTCGTTAAACTCAATTGACGCAGACAGAATGCTCTTCAGGCAATTCAGCGGCTCCAACATTTGCAGCTTACGAATTGTCATATCGGATCAAGCTCCCGAGCATTTGAATATCTCTCAACCGTGTAGACAACAGACAGTCGCTGCATGCCGTCTTCCGGTATTCCAACTGACTCAACAACACAGCGGTAAAGGTTGCGGACGATGCAGTATTCTTTCGCCGCAACCTTCACTGATGCTGTTTGGATCCAGATACTGCCGACCACTCTATTGCGATCGCCGGCTCTGAATTCCTGATTCAAATTTTCCATCTCAACAAGACACGAGACGCGACGCTTACCGCTGGCCGTCACAAATGTAACGTCTTCGGCAAAATCGTCGCTGTTAAGAAACACGCTCGCGACATCGTTAATGATGGTTGACTTGAGAGACATTAGGCACCGTATGCGTAAGTGTATGCGACTTCAACTTTTGCGATCGTGAGCGATGGAACGGCCGTGCCAGAGGCCTTTGAAAGCTGAGCGATCAACTGGACATTCTGGCCGGCTGTGATTGCACTCATGTTAAATGTTGTGCCCGCTGCGACTCGCTCGCCATCAACGAAAAATCGCACGTCAGCAACGCCTTGCGAAAAGTCAATTGAGCACTTTTTGTAGACGCTCCCGAGGGTGGCCCCTGTAGCAACATCGTCGTTGTCTGTTGTGCCATCATCCGACTCAACAACAACTGCTGATGTACTGGTGGCCCCTTCGATTTTGAACAACGCATTGACTGCCACAGCGTCCTCATCATCATTGCGAGCAGAACCCACGCCGAACGAAACAACAGTGGCAGAATCAACCCCAGCAACCTGAGCGATGAAATCGACTCGCTGAATTTTAGCGATATCAAACGGCAACACGTCATTGCTGTACAGACAGACGTTTTCCGCTTCACTCGTTGCCGCCAGCGTCAGCTTTGCTGCACCGCCGTCTTCGGTGATGCACAAATAAGTCGGCGTTCCGGCTGCGCTACTGTCCGCGATCGTCCAGCCGTTTTGACCTGGAGTTGTGCTAAAGGCTTGAGCCCGATCGAACATATCAGAGAAGATGTTTGTGCCGCGTGTAATCATTTCACTGGTCCTTTGGGTGTTGCTGCTTTCGCAGACTAGGCTATTCGCGGGAAACGCCCCGAGACTCGCTATTCAATGCCGCAAGCCAGCCCCCTCAGGGACTGGCAATTGGCAACTTCAACCGTGCGTCGATTACGCTCCGGCGTGTTTTTGAACGCCCCGATGGTTGAGAGCTTTAGCTCCCACGCTCTGCAAAACGTAGTACGTCATTGCAAGCGTGTGCTCGTCCATGACGGTTCGCACTTGAGGTGTTTCCTGACCCTGCAGGAACGTTACCTCAACGGTGTCGATACGTGTTGGATTTGTGAACAGATACCATGCAGTTGTACTGTCGGCATCCAGCAACGGCTCAATGACTGGAGTCAGCGTGCGAGTGGTGTTGAATACCTGATTGAGATTTGCACTCGGATCATATGCCGAATTCACAAGCTGCTGAGTTACAGTTTCCAACGCAGACGGAACCACAATATAGCTCGGTGACAGGTTAAGAATGTCCGCACCTTCTGCTTCCTCTGGCGTGTTTTCGCCACGCATCTGACGCATCAGATTTGTCAGCAATCCAACACTCGTGACCGATGGAGCACCAGCCCCAGTAGTTAGGTTTTTTCGCTTGCGATTACCAGAGACAGCAGACGAACAGCGCCTTGCCGTCGGATGTCGTTGGATTGCTTGTGACCTGTGACCACGCAACAGCATTCACGGTGCGAGCGGCAGCGTCACCCAGTGACATCGGGATCCGCGTCAGTGCTGACATATCGTCATTCACGATTAGCTTGTAGCTGAAATCAATACCCATTGAGCGAGCCTCAACAGCATACGATTCCTTAGCGTCTGCCATGCTGGCTTTCTCAGGGGCAGCAGTGTCATTCCATGCCGGAAGGTTCGGCATTCCGCCGAGTCGCATTCGGTTAATTGCCTTGAAGTCCGGCACCGAATCGCCTTGACGCATTGGACCCCGCCATGTGGATGGCACCTCTGAATAACCAACCATCATGGACTTATTGATCGCGTCCAATGTTAGATTCGCGAAGCTGCCAGTCGTGTGATAGGGATTGTCGCCACGATAGCCACGCACGCCAGCTTTCTCAGGCCCGAACATAGCACACTGTGCAATCTGCTCGCGGGTCAAACCTAGTACCGTCACACCCATCGTGCGAACATATTCAGTGGCTAGATCTAATAGCGTTGCATGTCGGAAATCCTCAGCGTCTTTTGACCGGCTGGCGGCTGGCATGTGTCGCTCAACAGCAGCCTCATTACCATTGACGGCAGACCGGATTGACTTCAACGCCAACGCATCACGGATGCCTGCTTTTAGTCGGTCGACGCCAGTGGTTCCCACGCGTACGGATGACCCGAACGGGATTTCAGCGGCCGCTTCTTCTTTTTTTGTAGCCAGATGAGTCCTGACGGCAGCGATATTACTTAGCGTGCGACAGAAGGCTGCTTCGCCCGGCAGATCAGCTAGCTTGCAATGTGCATCGACGTCTGCCTCATAGGCCTCGCGAGCTTCGCGCTCGGCTCGGATAGCCACCTGAATTGCTTTTGCGATTGCATCCGCATCAATGACTGCTGCCCGTGTCTCTTCCTTTTTTTCTTCCTTCTTTTCCGCAAGCTTGTCGGTGTTTTTTAGCAGCCATCGCTGAGCGTCATCATCTGACAACTCGGAGTCCATGCCGCGTGATTCGCACAGTGCTCGTAGATCTTCATTCATCACAAAACTTTCTTCAGTGGGGGCTTGAAAAATTACCGCTGCTGGATCAAGTCCCCGCAGCTTTGCTTGATCGTCGGCACCGATAGGCGTCAACGAAACTTCGCGCAACTTCCAAGAAGTTGCCACGTTTACAGGACCGCTAAAATCACGGCCGCTAATGTTTTTGGTTTCACCTTTTGGGACGAATACTCTCTTCAGCACCTCGTACCCAACTGACACGTCAGTGATGTGACCATCTCGCACGTCACCTAATGCTGACTCGCCATGAGTTGCACGGCTGAAATGCAGGGTGGCACTGACCTGATTATCTTGCTCAATCACGTCACGAGCGCTGCCTAACTGATCTTTGACGCTATGGCGATTGTGCGAATCGAGAAACGGAACCTGACGCGATGGCGGCATCTGAACGCCGCTGCTTAGCAACACCTCAGGAATCATTTCCATTCGCGTCCAGTCTGGCATCTCAACAGGTTGCTCCGTTGAGATCACCGCCTCGACTGTTCGCGTCTCCTCGCTGAATGTAGACGCTCGTACAGCCAATGACCGGAACGCCATCCCTGCCGCCTCTGACATTCGCTTTTGTATTTTCTGTTTACGCCTTGCCATTAGTGGCTACCTCCGCTGGTGTTTGTGGTTTCGCTGGTGCTGGCTCAGTGGGTGGCACCGGAACAATGTCTGCCGTGTCAACGCCCATGATGTTGTTGATGACTTCTGGCGGGATGCCTTTTTCCTTAGCGACTGCATACAGTTCAGCCGCGTCATTTAGCACGTCCCGCCAATTGACATTGTTTTTCGCACACTCCATTTGCACGGATGATTGGCCGTTCTGTATCCGCTTAGCCGCAGCCTCGACATCAACTTTAGGATTGATCGAAAGTGCGACTGGCCCTTGCCATTTTGCCGCAGAGAAACGACCCGGTTCCGATTGGAATTCTGCTATGGAAATGACGCCGTCAAAATACCCGTCGATCATTGCTGACCGCAGCACCGTCTCCCATATTGGCTGACAAAACGACTGGCGAACCACTCCTGAATGTCGTTGACCTCGGGCCATGTATCGTTGTCTGCAGATCGCTCAGAACTGAATGAACTGTTGCGGTAGTCGCCTGTGATTGTGCTCGACTTAATACCTGGCATTCCCGTCGCGATGCCACGCTGCAAGTGCTGCACAAATGCTTCCGGATTCATGTTCGGTTGGTTCGGCGATATCAAATCAAACGAGCCGTCCTTGCCCTTATTGACAATCATCCCCGGCTGTATTTTGCTGATTGAATTGCCGTCAGTATCTGTTAGATCAGTGCCATCCGCTGATGAAACTGAGTCAGGTCCCTGACCTAATCCGAATCGTGCTGCCCCGGTTGGCTTGCTATAGGTGCCAACCACACATGCGGCCATCGCTGTGGCAGTCAATACGTTGGACTCCAGGTCGTCTGTACGACGAGCACGCAAGATAATCGAAGCCATCCACGGCGTGCCGACTAGCTGGTCGATGTCCTCTTCGATGAATAGGTGACCCATCTTTTCAACAGGGATTCTGATGGCGTCTGCGAGTGTATTTGCCCCGGCGTAAATTGGTGCTGACCGGATCCAATATGCAACCCGCTCACCGTCTGCATTTAATTCAATGCCCCGCCAGATTGTGTGTCCTGTTGCGATTGACTCGGCTGGAATTTCGCTGTCATCAGCCAGTCGGCAGCTATCGATCATCTGCAGCGTGAGACTGATTGGCAGGTCATGCCGTGCTTTTTTTTACGGAATCAATTGGCCGCAAACGATAGAAAGTATCGCCTGACAAAATCACGGAACGCAGTGCAAGCTTTTGCAAGCCGGACATTGTTAAGCCGCCTTGACCCGCCAAACCGCGTGCGTCGAATCCGGAATGCAATGCACCCCAAAGTTTCTTAGCTCGTGCCCGGAATTCATTGTGTGGCGTGCCGTCTGCTCGTGTCGCAAGAGACTCCGGCTGCATGCCGCGACCGATAACTTTTGATTCAAGGCTGCGAACGATTTTCTTAGCGCTCGGATTGTTCCGGTATTGGTCCCAACTGTCAGCCCGCAACCGGTCGAGCTGTGATCCAGAGACCTCATTTTCTTTTAGAGCGACGCGTCGTGACGTGTTCAGCCGTCCGAGTTTGGCCGCATTGTATGGCCCTGTTGATGTGCCGATTAGCTTTTCAATTTGAGACATTGTCGCTCGAGCATGGAATCGGCGGACGCCAACGCTGGGAGCAAAATAGCCGATGACATGGTCAAGCAGATTCATGACGCGTCCTCCAATCGCAGGAGGGAAATCATAGAACCGCCGCCGTTGCTGCTGTTCGCGAGTTCTTCTTTCAGTTCTCGCCGCACGGCAAACAGCGTGGCTAGGGATGCCATTTGTTTGGAGCGGCCGGCAGCGGTGTATGACTGAGCTGTCAGCGTTGAGCTGATGGCAGTTTCGACCTCGGCGAGTATTTCGGCGGTTGTTGACATGCCCTACATTGTGTACGGATGTCAAGAAAACGCATTACCAGTGTTACCAGACTGGCAATGGGTGGCCCCTGTTTATCGGCGCAAAAAAAGGCAGCACGGATTACGTGCTGCCTTTTTAGTGTTTGTTTCATTTCGGCAACTTCAGTAACTCGATTCCAATTTCTTTCAGTTTCTGGCGGACGCACGCTATCCAATACTGCTTGACCTCTAACTTTTGCAACTCGCCCTCGCTGCTGTTTGCTAAATCCTTAACCGTCTCAAATCCAATTTCTCGCAAGTCTTTTTCCATGTATGCGGGCAACTGTAAAAAGGAAATCGGTTCCTTGCCAGCTGCTGTAAGCGGTTGTGATCCTTCTATTTCGGCCAACGACAAACTGACATAGTGCCGCAATCTCCTTAACGCCTTGTCTCGCCAAGCCCCAATGTTGTGCGATTTCGTCCCAAGCTCTGTCGCCAGCTGCGGTATTGTTTTCAAGTCCCCGAACCCGAACAGTCCGCTGATGATTATTCGCTCTGTCTTTGTGAGCATGTGCAAGTTTCGCTCAATTGCTTCTATCTGCAATTCTTTTTCGCCGTCCGGTTCAGTGTACTTCAGTAAACGTTCACGCGTCGCTGACGCATAGCTCAGCATTGCCGCTTCTTTCCAGTTGTACACCTTTTCCATCGACTTCGGAGCATTCAGGAACTCATGGTTTTTGCGTAGAACGTCCGGCCATAATTCCTCCCATGTCTTGCCTGTTAACTGATACAACTTGGCTTCAGTTGCTGCAATGCGTTCCTCTGTCCAACCCCGTGCCGCTTCATTCGGTGGGCAGTATTTTAGGTTAATCCATTTACCAATCGCTGCATCAGAGATCCCCAAGTGCTTAGCCAAGGCCGACGCGCTGCCAACGACCTTAGCCGCCTCATGCAACGCCGCGTGCTTTATTTGCACTACTGCCGTAATTCCGATTCCTAAATCTGTGCTCTGCTGATCTGTATCATCGTCTCTAATTACTGTGATTCCGTGCAGTTCAGACATTGGCGTCACCTCTTTTCACTTTAGACATGATCATCTACTCCACAAAAAAAACCGCAGCACGGATTACGTGCTGCCTTTTAAACTCATTGACTAAATAAATCTCGGAATAGGCTCACCGATATAAAACTTGAACCCGCTTTTGCCAGCGTTTTGGCCAATTCGCTCGGCATTCCATGCGCGAACACACCAAGTGAATATGTGCTCTTTCAACATTCTTTTCGACGCTGCCGCATGTGTTAGCAGTCTGTCTCTCAACTGCAACGCATTATTCGTAACAAGGATCTCCGAACGCTGCCCGGTGCCTACCGTAGACCAGAACTCAGTTGCAGCATAACTGTCCAGCCTACTGCATATAAACCAGCTAGTCCCAATGATCGACGGCGGTAGCGCTCCGCTGATTCGATTCTGCTTCCCAAACTTGGCTGCATCACGATGATGCTCCTTCAGATTCTCCACAACGTCTGAATGCGACGGTGCATCATGCTTTTGCAATGTCAAAGACGCGCCGCCCTTTTCATAAGCTTTTACCATCTTGTAAACCGAAGCACATTCAGTAGGATTCGAAATCCCGTGGCTTATCAAAATATCCGAAGCACTTCGCGTTTTGTTTTGATCGATCCGATCAAATGCCGAATCAGGAACGCCGAACATAACAACCGTTTCAACCGTAGTGCCAGATTGAACAATTGCCAATAAGCGATGCTGGCCATCAATTAACCTGCTGTCAGAAAAACGGATTGCATCACCTGTTAAAATCCATTTGCCCGCTTTAATGTCGGCAGTTATTTTTTTTACATGATCAAGTCTAATTTTGCGGTTGTTGGTGTTTTCCTTGAGCCACTCCCCCGCTAATTCCGGAGTCACTTCCATTGTTAGTATTCTCATCATCTACTCCACGAAAAAACCCGCAGCATAGGAGGCGAGTCCTATGTGCGGGTTTCTTGCCGCGATTGCTCGCGGATGTATTTAGTTATCGACACTCGCCTGTCGACGCCGAAACGATATCAATTGAGATAAGATTTGTCAACTACTTTTATCCAGATCTTTTCCCCTCGATGTCAACTGGTCGATGCTCGATCTTAATGACCTCGACCCGCACCTGTACGGACCACGTATAACCGCACGGAATCCCATCAGGCTGAGTAGACCTACAGCATTTGTAGTAGCGAGTGCTGTAATGCGTCGAATACGCTAGGCCATATCCTCCTGACCCATGCCAACACAACGGGCAGTGACGATGGGATTCAATCACGCTAGGTTTACTCATTCCATGCCCGCCCATCTGGTCGTGTGTGGCCTGCATTCAACACAGTTTTTGGCTTTATTGGTGACGCAATCCGTGACGGGTATCCGCCATTTTCCTCAGCATAGGCCCGAGCTAGCGCGATCCCATAACGCACGGCATCGCGAAAGTCATTCGGCTGCCCGTCATCTTTTTTTACCCATAACAATTTCGCGTTACCTCGGTTGTCCACACGGTCTGCAATCATGCCGTTGCATAATTGCACAATGAATTCCATGTCATGTTCTGCACCAGCACAAACCGAAAGCGACCCCGGTTCTCCCGGCTCTCGATCATCTAATCGTGATTGCAGATCTGTCTCCCAGTAATCCGTGTTGACGGTAAATAATTCCTGCCCGGTGTACTCGCCAGACTCAACTGGTGACGCCTTGTATGGTCTGCCGCCTAGGTCCGTCGATGATCCTTTGCAGGGCATCATGCCTGCATGTAGGTTGCAAAAATCATAGGTTGCTTTAGTGTCCCATCCGCTGTCAACGCTGGCGGCATGTGGAGCACAAGCACTGCCGCCATCAGCATGTTGGTAATGTGATTGGATCACGGATGACCATACGTCAGCCAACGTTAATGACATGCCATAATCAACGACGTGTGCCTGCTGCTCAATGCCGTGTGCAAGCACCACCCACAACCGAAACCCGCCGTCCGCCTCTTGCTGGTCGATTGTCACTGTGACCATCCGGCACCAATCAGGTAGGACGCGACGTGGCACAGTTGATTTGATTCGCTGGGCCACTTTTTCCGGCGTTGATTTCGAACGCCTAACTTCCCACGTCTCGCCCTTGTCTTCGTTGATCCACTGCTGTAATTTCTTTGGGCTTTTATACTTCGAAAGGAAACCATCAATCATGTCACCCCAGCCATGGAACAAAGCATAGAACACGCTGAGCTGTGACCCATAATCTGACCCCCAGTTTAACGGCGTGCCGATCAGCCACGACATATCATCAGGCGGCAGATCCCTCGCAGACATTGCTCGCTCATGATCAACGGTACAACCAGCCGGAACCCATACGCCTAAATTCATCATGCCCGGCCTGTGGATATCATCAATGCGACCCTCGCAATACAGACAAACATAGTGTGCAGTTCTTCGCGCTAGATCCCTATCGATGCCGCCTGCTTCCGGCCGCTCGTAATGAATGCCACCAGCGCTTTTGCCGTCGCCGAATTCAATGGTTTGAAACTTAAAACAGTGCGGACATGGAACATGATATTTATGGTTCGTGGATTGTAATCGGCCTGACTCAATCGCAGATCGTCCCGTGACACTCGGCGTTGATTCCAGCAGAAACTTTCGGTCTGGATACTCGGCCCCGCGTTTCATAAACCTGTCGATCGGATCACCCTCCGTCGATGTCGATTCAGAAAACCATTTATCGATTTCGTTTCCATGGCCCACGCGAATCGATTTGTCAGCTAGCCGAGACTTACCACGCGGCCATGCTCCATGACAGTTTGATCGCCGCAATTTGATCTGCGTTTTACTTTGCCGGATCGATATTGGAGCCTGATCCCGGATGCGTGGGCAATGCTCAATCATCTTCCATAGTCGAGCGAAGACCTGCTTACAGTTTGTCTCATCGGGCGTCGCGAACATTGTTTCTTCCGGCCGCTGGTCCATTGATTTCTGAAGCATCGCCAGCCCGAAATTTGTCTTGAACATTCGGGCGGCCCATTGCAGCCACAGCGTGCGAAACTGAATTGAGTCATAGGCCCAGCATGGCCCCTGTGGTGCTGTGACCCACGGGCATTGTTGCTCTGAAAAAGCCTCGCCTGTATGTGTGTAGAAATATGATCGCAGCCAGTCGGCAGACGACTCCTGCTCTTGGAGCGTCATGCCCGACGCGATCACGCGAAATACAAAACTCATACTTTGAAATCCCTAGCTATCTCATCCTGAATCAGACCGTATCAAATCCTCAACAGCCTGCTTTGCCGTGGCCTTGAATTCTGACGGCAGCAGATTCGCCACACGCGACCCCGTTGAATTCAGACGGTTGTTCATCCGCGAAAGTGCAATCGTTAAATCACGCTCCACCTCATCCCTGCGGATGTGAATTCCCTTTGCTGTTGCTGCTTCGATTTCCAATTTATCAGCACGAGCCGCTTCCTGTCGCTCCTTAGCAGAATCGATCTTGTCTGATTTGCGTTCCCAGTCCTGACGAGCATCATCAACTTTCCGATTGATAATCCACTCAACCAGATCCCGACCATTGTAAGTGCTGTCAGCATTTCTGGCGGCCCTTGATCCCGTAGATGCTTAGTCGATATCGAAACCAACCAAGCTGCCGCCTGTTGCGTCAGGATTTCAAGCGTCGCTTTCTGTCGTGCTGTCTCCCGGTCAGCTAGTTCTAGCGCTGCAATACGTGACTCGATGTATGCGGCATCTTCATCACTAGTTACCAAGTCGTTTAATGCGATCAAGTCGCTCAGCGTTTCGTTGTTTTCGCTGGTCAATTGTGAGGCTCACTAAGTCAGAGTGACTGTGCTGGTGCAGATGCAACGCTGATGGATCAGTAGCACCAAACACCGACGGTTTATTCTGTGCGTTGAGTGCTGCTAGCACTCGCATCGCTGCCGTCTTTTCTCGATTGGTTCCGGTTGCAATGATCTTCAACATTTCGTTCGGGCCAATTGTAAACGCCCGATCATCGATCTGCCATGACTGGTTGATTGATTGCTCCATCAGCCGGAGCTCGCTGCGGATTGTTTGTGTCATTGATTACCCTCCGAAGATAAAAGCGTCCGGGTCAGAGTTGCACCGCCTTCTTCTGCATGGGTAGCAGACGTGTCACTGTCAACACTTCGGACGCGTTTTGGATATGGTTTTCTGAGTGGTTCGATTTGAGCCTTCATTGCATTATCTAGCGGGTACAGGTATCGATGCTTGAATGGAGACCTAACCTGTATTGCATTAACAGGAAGCTCCATCGCTCCTGCCCCAAAGTTTTTCCCTGTGTATGCTCTTCGTTGTAATTTTTTGCCATTGAGCATGTAGTCAAATTTAGCTTTTGTTTGCCCAGAATATAACCAGTTGCCAGCTTGGTATATAGACCCATTGTGGCCCTCACTAGTGTCAGCGAATGAAACCAAGAGTCTAATTCCTGGACTCTTCTTTCTTAGCATCCGAATCGCTATTGAGATCACTTTGCTCACATGCGATGTGTGACGGTTTAGAGCCACTCGTACTAACTCAATGCACTCTGTCATCTCTAACCCATATGGTTTACACAGATTCGGATTAGCTCCCCATGAGAAAACAACACAGCCAATGTATGTTCCTTTTTCCCATACGCCGATAATATTATTTTTAGCGACTGGCATCGTCTTAGAATAATGCCACTTTTCAACTGCGTACTTTGCCGCCTCATGCGTACACCAATCGAGACGCAAGAGCGGCTTAGAATTCGTGTCCACATTCGGGGCAGGTTGTTTTTGCTTTTTCATCGAGCTTGCCTTGATCGTCAATTGAACCAGGTTCAAAGTCTGGCGGTATGACGCCAGCGTCCTCAGCGAGTTGCGAAATCAACGCCTGCAACGCCGCGTCACTGAACTCTACCTCTCGCAGCAACGCATCGAGATTGACTGCGTTCGCCGTGGCCATGCCAGCGATCGGATCAAACGTCAGCAGGATCTTCGTAGCTTCCTCCGGCGTCACGTCCAGCACCAGCACAGGCACCATCTGATCAGGCATCATTCCTGCACGCATGTGACCGTCAACTATTTCATACGTGCCATCACCAATCTCGCGGACGAGCAACGCGTCGACCATGCCGACCTCTGCGAGGATGCCGGACATCGCTGCTTTCTGGCCGTCGCTATGTGATCGCCAGTTCAGCGGATTCGCCAACAGGTCTGCACAGCGAACGCGGTCGAACCGATTGATGCGGTCGCGGATCTGCAACGCCCCCCTTCCCCCGCCTGATTAGATTTCGCCATGTTTTTTATTTCCCTTGCGGAACGGAACACCCTGCAAAAAAACGATTTATGTAAAAAAGACGAGCAATAGGAAACCCCCGGACGGTACCGGG